GTCAGCGTAGGAATCTTGAGTCGGGCAAAGAACCGATACCTCGAGGTGCTCGACCAGTTCGGCACGACGCCGCCGCGCACAGCTGCGATCGCGCATCGGCCTGTCGTGTCTGTGCCTGTGCTCACGTCGATGCAACCGTCGATGATCGGTTCAGATGACTCGCTGTTCGTGATCTGCGCGGCAGTGCCCGACAGAAAGACAGTGAAGCCGCCTGTCCCCCCCGGCAGCTTCGTGTTCGTAGTCGCGAACGGACCAGCGCCGACGTCCGCGAACTCGTGCGCGAACTGTTTGCGCTGCCGGTCGCTGCTCTGCAAGTCCGCGTAGCTGATCTGCGGTCGAGCGATGCCGTACCATTTCAAAGCGGTCGTACCGACCGTGATCCCCGTCGTCGGTGGGTACGACCGCAGCGTCGAGCCGCCCCATATGATGCCCTGCTGCACGTGCACTTCGACGCTGCAGTTCAAGTCGGGACCAGTGTCAGCGTCGACTGCGCGCGTCAGTATGTACGGCGTCGACGCTGTACCGGGATCAGTGACGATGTAGAGACCGTTCTCGTAGCCGTTTGTCTGCCAGTTGACGAGCACGCGGTCGTTCACTGCGAGCTGCACATTGTCGAATGCGCTCAGCGGGATCACGCCGTTCGCGGTCGCGGTGAGCGTCGCGCCTGCGCCGCCTGAGCCTGCGACGTACGTCGTCGTGAGCGGTGCGATCGTGCAGCAGCGCACTGCCGCGAGCGACAGACCGCTGTTCGCTGCTGTGCTCGCGAGACGCAGCGACGTCGCGCTCATGTTCGCGCTCAGAACCGGTTTGATCTGTCCTGCTGTCGTCGTGTCCCACGTGATCTGCGTGCCGTCTGCGAGCGTGCGCAGCGGGTCGACGAGCACGAGCCAGACGTTCGTCGCGAGCGAGTAGATCGCCCATAGCACGTCACCGGGGTTCACGAGCTGCTTCGATGTCAGTCCTGTCGTCGTGTTGTAGTGACCGCCTGCGCCAGCATTGACCGTGAGCACGTTCGGTGCGGTCGCGCCGGTCAACACGAACGCGCACTGCACACCGTCTGCTGTCGGTACGGGCAGCGTCGCAGTCACAGACGCAGACGTGCAGTCGACCGGGTGCACAGTGTTCGCGACCGCAGTGAAGTTCGCGGACTGTTGCGCAGCAGTGACGAGTCCCACAGCAGCGGGCTGCACCCACGACATGCCCAACGGCTGCGCACTGTTCGCAGTCAGAACAGAACCGTTCGCGCCGACGCCCAACCGCGCAGCAGCATCGGGCAGCGAACCGACCGCGAGGTCGCCTTTCGCGTCCCATATCGGGTCCGCGATGACTCCCGGCCCGCTGCCCCCGCCGCTGGTCGCACTGACACTCACGTTCAGCGGGCTGGCGAGCTGCACGTCGACGTTACGGTCTGTCGACGTCGCTTCGATCACGTAACTCACTTCGTCACGTCCGCGGTAGACGTGATCTTGCCCGCGATGAGTGTCGTGATCGCGCCGCCGCTGTCTGTGAGCTGACAGTCGTAGACCGTCGCAGCAGGCAGACCGGTCGACGCAGTGTGCGGCAACGTCAGCGTGATCACGTTCGTCGCGATCGTGCACGTGAACGTGACGAGCGCGGTCGCGTCACCCGGCGTCACTCGCACTTCCGCTTTCGCTGTCTGTCCCGTCAGGTTGGGGGTCGACCCGTCTGCGTTCGTGACCGTGACCGTGAATGAGAAGTCGTCGCCCGCGTAGATGTTCAGATCGACCGTGACCGGCAGCGCAGTGATCGTCGTCTTTGTGCCGATCGTCTGCGCGCTCACGGTCGGGGGTGCGCCCCGCTGCACTGTCGACACGACGCTCATTGCAGCTCCGGTGCTTCGCGGTCGGATGGGAAGTGCGAACGCAGATGCGAGTACACAGCTTGACGGTCGCTCGACGGGATGGTCGTGCCGCCGCGTGCGCCGTTCAGCACGCCGATCGCTGACGACAGTGCACGCAGATTCGCTGCGCCTGGTTCGCCGCCGCTACCGACTTCGTGATGAATGAACCGCCAGCCCGCTTTCGTCTTGCTGTCTCCGTCGGGGTCTTGCCACGCATAGATGCGCCGGTAGTAGCTGGGCGACTGACCGGTCAGCACTCGACGCTCGTGCACTGACGAGTCCCATGCGCCCTCACTGGTCGAAGCTCTGTGTGACGTGACCGCGCCTTTCGCTTCGACGACCTCGAGGCCGAGCGTCGCAAGTCGCAGTCGTAGCGCATGACCGTGACCGTGCTCGTGCACGCGGTCGTCGACGACTTCGCTCTTCGCTTCGATCAGCTCAGTGAGCGGGTTCGCGCCTACCAGTGTCGGCCCGACTTCGTACAGCTCAAGCTCGCGCAGCTCGTTCGCACCGTCGTCGCTCTTCACTGCGTCGAGCACGTCGTATGCGAACGAGAACGACTGCACGAGACGTCGCTGCATGAGCGACCGTACTTGCGCGGCGCGCTGGTTCGTCTCGTGATCGAGCACTGCTCGCACTCGCAGACCGTCGTCTGTCGACTTCGCGTCGATGACCTGACCGATGATGTTCGACGGGTCAGCAACCCACTGGTGCGACCATACGACCGGGATGGGCGACGACTTCGCTGACCAGCGGTCGAGCGTGCTGTCGAACGCGCCCTTGACGATGCGGTCGCCCATGCTGTCGACGTTGCCGTACACAGCGACGAGTGCAGTGAACTCGCCGCTGTGCGCGTCGTCGTCGCTCGACAGCTCAAGCTCTGCGAGCGGGGCTGTCTTGTGCAGCATTACGAACCGCTGCTGCGCTTCGTGCTGACCGGCTTCGCTGCTGTGCCGGCGTCGTCGGGTTCACGCATCTTGTGCGTCAGACGCGACGTGAGAGCTTCGACCTCTTCGTCGCTCGCGTCGTCTGCGACTTGCACGCTCAATCCGCGCTCTTCGTCGATGGGTACGTCTTTCATGCGCTGGTCCTCTCTTGTCAGGCGGCGGTCGCGACTTTGCAGAACGCTTGCGGTCTGAACACGCCGAACGCGGCGCGCTCTTCCGCGAGGATCGCGACGAGGTTCTGGATGAAGAACGATGCGTGACTGTCGCTCGCGGTGATGGTCGTCGACTCTCGGTCCCACAGCACGGCCTGCTTGAAGTCACCGACGATCGCGACCTTTGCGGGCACGAGGTCGCTGACGATGCGGGGCAGTCCCCACAGTGTCGACGGGCCGAGACCGAACGGGCCGTTTCCGTAGTACCGGTTCTGCGTGTCTTTCGCGAGGTCGATCGCTTCGCTGTCAGCGATGTTCATCACGATCGCGTTCGGTGTCGCGAGACCGGTCCACGTGACCGACGTGATGCCCTTGCGAATCTGATCGATCGCGTTCGGTGTACCGGTACCGGGCCACGCGAGCGACAGCACGCCCGGTGTCGCGATGATGCCGAGGAAGTTCTCGCCGGTACCGTCGCCGTTCAGAATCTGATTCTCTTCGGCCCGGTCGATGCCCCATGTCAGGAAGCTCTGAATGAGCGTGCGCAGCTGACCAGCGTCAGCGAGAGACCGCTTCGTCGCGGCGAGCCAGTGCGCGATCGTGCGTACGGTCGCAGTGATCTTCGTGAACACGAGGTCAGACGCTGGTTTCACGCCGGTCGAACCTGCGATGTCGGTCGCCTCCGCGACCGGTGCAGCAGCGTTCGTCGCGGTCACGAGCTGAGCGAACTCGACGGTATCGCTCTGCGTCGTACCGGTCGTGATGATGTCGCTGACCGTGAGCGGCGGTCCCCACGGGAACGGGGGCATCGCGAGACGGTCGGGCGGCGTCGTCAGACCTACGACGTCAGGCTTGTTGATCGGTTGCGCTTTGCCGCGGAGACCACCGGGGATGATCGCAGGCGGCAACGTACCGATACGGGCGCTCTCGGGGATGCCCGCGGGGTATGCGCCCATGAGGTCGCGGTACGTCTTGCTCTGCATGAACACGTCAGCAGGCGACGCGGTGACGAGACCGGTCGACGTCTTGCCGTTCACGTGTTCGGGCAGCGACGGCACGCCCTCGTGCTGCGACTTCGACTCGCCCGCGATGAACAGTCGCTCAAGGTTGTCGCGCTGGTCTGCGTCAGCTTTCGCTTGACGCTGCGCGTCTGCAGCTTTCGACGCACGGTCGAGCAGTTCTGCGGTCTTGGTGCGCTCGTCGTCTGTCAGCTCGTGATCAGGCTCGTCGAGCACGTCTGCGAGTGCGTGCGCTTCACGCAGCACATCGTCGAGTGATTCAGGCACGGTTCGTGTCCCCCTTGTGGGCGTAACGGTTCAGATGACCGTCGCTCACCGGTTCGGCACGTCCCGACACCGCGCGACGCGCGTCAGTGTCCCCGACCTCGAGGTTCGTCGTCAAGACTCGACCGAGTAGCGCATGATGCACTGACACTTCGCTCGCTCGTCCTCGGGCAGTACCGGGTCGCCGGGGTAGCGTGCGCCGTTGCCGAACAGCTCGTGAATCGGCACGGTCGTCGCGTTCAAGCGTGCATGCGTGCGTCTCGGGTTGCGCGAAGTCGTCACCCACGTCTTGTGCGTACGACCGCCCGCTAGTGCTCCCTCACGTCCCCCGAAGTTGCGTGCGGTCGTCGACCAGCTCGACGCTTGACCGCGAGCACGAGACGTGCGTGCGACGTCGTACAGATGCGTCACGTCGTCTCGGTACGTGCTGCGCAGCGCGACCGCTGACAGCTGCTCGTACGTCGTCGCATTGATCTGATCAGCGGTACGAGCAGCGGTCGGGTTCAAGAACTTCGCCATCGGGGTCGACTTGAACAGCCCGAGCTCAGCTGCGCTCAGCACCGAAGCTGCGCCGATCATCGCGAACGTGAAGCCTGACGCGGCGAAGATCGGCGCGAGCTTGCTGTTCTCGGTCTGCGGGTCGAACGAGTAGGGCAGCGAACCGGTCTCGTCGAGACCAGCGAGCACGCGCTGCTGCTGACCGTCGTAGTAGCCGGACAGCTTCGCGACGAGAGCGTCCTCGGTCTCGCTCGCGGTCGCAGACGGCGGTCTCGCTTTCACGAGCGGCGGCGTGAGCACGTCACCGAGCCATTGCAGAGCTGCTGAACCGCCGTGCAGCTCCCACGCTTTGTGACCGCGCTCGTGCAGCGCGAACCAGCCGCAGAGCTGCCAGACGGTCTCGACGTCGACGAGACCGGTCACGAGCTGCGCGGCGAGCTTCGCGCCGTCGACGTCGTAGTCGTCGAGCAGCAGCGCACGGTCAGCTGCGAGCTGCACAGCAGCGGGTACCGCGAACTTCGTGACCGGTTCGACCGCTGCTGTGCCCCCGGTACCGGTCACGTTCAGCGGCGCAGCAGGCGACTGCTGACCGCCCTCGATGACATTGAGCGGCACGATCAGCTCGTCTGCGCCGTCGACGTGCGGCAGATTCTGACGTGCTCTCGCTTCGTTTCTCGTCATCCACGGTGCGCCGACCGACCGAGACAGAATCTCGGCCTGATCTTCGAACGCGCCCGACAGCTTCGCGGCGACATTGAACTCGACGTAACAGTCGCTCAGATCGTCGAAGTCGGTCATCACTTGACGTGCGACCTCTTGCTGCAGCATCGCGAACCAGGGACCGAGCGTGTCCTGATAGAGCATCTGACGGAAC